GGGTGTTTTAGAGCATATCGCAAGACACCGTACTGCTGATATATGGAAACAAAAAAGAGGTAAAACTAGAGATAATTTAGGTATGGTTTACAGATTTATTCTTGAACCAATTTGTTATGTAGTAGGAAAGGTAGGTAAATAATGGACCCAATAACAGCTACACTAGGAGCATCAGCAGCAAGTTCAGCATTACCAGCAGTTGCAGCACCATCTATTTTAGGCGGTGGTCTTACAGGTGCAGGTATGATGACAGCAGGAGCACCAATTGTTCCTGGATTACTAGCTTCATCTACACCAAGTTTAATGGGTGGATTAGGTGCATTAGGTTCAGGAGCATTGGAATATGCTAAAGCTAATCCATTTCAAACAGCAAGTTTAGGTTTGAGTGCATACGACAGAATGAATCCATCACAAGCTCCATTACAATCTTCACCAATGCTAAACGCACAGCAACTTATAGGTCAACAGGGTGCAGTACCTACTCCTCAATTCAATAGTATGTTGCAATTACCACGCAAACCAATTTACATAGGATAAATCATGGCACTATTTAATAACAACCCAATATCAGCACTTACTAATCCAGTTAAATCTGGCATTGGTAGTTTGTTTGAAGGTATGACACCATTTGGCGGTTCTATACCTAGTGGTGTTCTTGCTCCAGAACAAGAAGCTAAATTACGTAATCAAGCATTATTTCAAGGTTTACTAGGAACTGCTGCCACATATTTAGCAACACCTAAAAACTTAAATGCAGGTTCACCATTACCTTATCTAGGTAGAGCTTTCTTAGGTGGTATGGGTGCATCTCAAGACGTAATAGATAGAGCTATAAGACAACAATTATTAGCGGGTAGAAGTGACCCATTTGGTACTTTAGATATTTCTAAATATACGCCAGAGTCTATTAAAGCATTTCAGCAATCAGGCAATAAAGACTATAGTTTATTAAAAGAAAAAACAGAGCAACAAAAATTAGAGTTTGAGCAATTTAGAAAAGGATTACCTACAACAACACCTGCTGTGACACAACAAGTAGTGCAACCAGGTAGTTATGCTCCAATGCAAGAAGAGGTATTACCTGAACAAGTTGCACCTAATTATGGTTTAACAAAACAACCAGATGTTGTAACTGAAGTAGAAACACAACCAGAAAAACCAGTATCTAATATAGAAGCTCTTAAAAGATTTATTATAGAAAATCCAACTAATCAATATGCTATGTCAATGTTACCTTCAATTGAATTGATGGAAAAAGAAGCTGTCAAAAAATCTCAACAACAAGCCTTTGGTCGCATATTCCCAACTACTATAAGCGTAGGTCCTGATGGTCAACAACAAGAAACAGTATCATTTAATCCTGTTGCTGTAAAAGATTATATTGTAAATTCTGAAAATCCAATGAAATCTGCAAAAGAAATTACTGAGAATATTTCAGCAATTAATAAAGCAAATATTTTTGGTAATGTTTCTGCTGATTCTATGACACCATTTGATTCTTTAGTATCATTATCATCTGATAACAAAGCCATTCAAGAAAGAGCTAAGTATTTACAAACAGTTACTCGTAGTGGAAAATTAAGTCAAGAAGATGCAGATAAAGAAGCAAGAGTATTAACTGATTTATATGTTAAAGATACTGAAAAAAGAAATGGTAGAGAATCTGCAAATGCTTTTAAACAAGTACTTGTTGATTTAAAAACACAACAAGGTGATTTTCAAAAAGAAGTTAAAACTAATGAAATTAAAGCAGACATTGGAAATAAAGTAAGCAATTTAAACAACATTATCAATCAAGTTGAATATGTTAAAACACATCCAGGTAGATATAATGGATTAATTGCTGACCCAAGAGTAGCTCTTAAAGTTAGCTTAAGTCCTCAAAAATCTTATGATTATGCTAGTGCAGTTGAGACATTAAAAGGACAAGCCTTCTTAAATCAAGTTGCTCAAATGAGAGGTGCTGGAGCATTATCAAATGCTGAAGGTGAAAAAATACAAATTGCATTATCTAACTTAAGCATTAATCAGTCTAAAGAATCTTTTGACAGAAATTTAAAAGTAATTTTTGACACCATGGATTCTGCAAAAAAACGTTCTATTAGTTTAGGTAAACCTTATGGATTAACAGAAGCTGACTTTGGAGTTGCGTCTGCTGCTCCAGCTTCAGCTCCAGCTCCATTACCAGCATCTACTAATTTTAAAGAAGGTGCAAAAACTAAGTCTAAAAGTGGTAAACCAATGGTATTTAGAAACGGTCAATGGGAGTATGAATAATGGCTAGAGTTCCTTTAGAAGACTTGCCTGATAGTTTAAATACTTCTAATAATTTAACATTAGAATTACCTACTATTAATGTTGTTCCTGAAGACGATTTACCATCATCTATTATTAAAAAACAAAGAAGTGCAACAGAAAAATTTGGTCGTGGTTTAAGTTCTATTGCTAGAGGTGCAGCAGTTCCTGTAACAGGTGCTATTGCTGGTGGTGCTTTAGCAGGTCCTCCAGGTGCAATTGCAGGTTCACTTGCTTTACCAGCAGCAGAATTACTTACAAAAAGTTTAAATACATTATTACCTGATAGATACGATATACCTTCACCTACTGCACAAGTAGAAAAAGGTTTAACTAAATTAGGTTTTCCACAACCAGAAACAAGAACTGAAAGAATGTTACAAGTTGGTGGTGGAGCATTGGGTGGTGTTGGTGGTCAAGTAGGTGCATTAGGTCAGTTAGCACAAACAGCAACAAGCCCTGTAGCTCGTGGTATTGCACAAACATTGTCACAACAACCTGCAAGACAAGTTGCAGCAGCATTACCTGTAGGAGCTGTATCACAATATGTTACAGAAGAATCAGGTAGTCCATTAGCTGGAGTTGCGGCTGGTATATTAACAGGTATTCCATTTGCTATAGGTGCTAAGGGTAAAGTACAAGCTCCTACTGTGCAAGAATTAAAAGGACAAGCTGGTCAACAATATAAGTTTGCTGAAGAAGCAGGTGCAGTATTTAAAAAGAATTCTTATAACCAATTTGCCAATAAATTAGAAACAACATTAGCTAAAGAAGGTTTAGATAAAACATTGCAACCTAGAGTATTTGCAGCATTAGAAAGAATTAAAGATACTAAAAATTCTAATGTAAGTCTTGAGAATATGGAAATATTAAGACGTATTGGTCAATCAGCAGGTTCAAGTATAGACGCATCTGAAAGACGATTAGCTAGTATTTTAGTAGACAATTTAGATGACTTTGTAGAAAATGCACAATCAGCTCAATTAACCAAAGGTTCTCCAGAAGCTATAAGAGCTTTAACAGATGCCAGAGAACTATGGAAACGTGCTAAGAAAACAGAAATTATTGATGACTTAAAAGCTAGTGCAGAATTACGTGCAGAAGCTAATTATAATCAATCAGGTATAGAAAATGCACTAAGACGTAAATTAGTGAATCTTGCAGACAATCCTAGAAAACTAAGAACATTTAGTCAAGAAGAGCAAGAATTAATTAAATCAACAGCTAAAGGTGGTTCAGTACAAAATGCTTTACGTTTATTAGGAAAATTATCTCCAACAGGAGCTATACCTGCTGCTATTGGTGGTGGAGCTGGTTTTGCTTTGGGTGGTCCTTATGGTGCTGTAATTTTACCAATGCTTGGTGGAGCAGCTAGACAAGGTGCTACGCAATTAGGTTTACGCAATATAGAACAATTACGCAATAGGCTTGCATTAGGATATCAACCAATACCACAAGTATCTACTAGAGGTCTTATTGGCTCAAGAGAGGCTATAGCACCTATTATCAACCCTATAACAGGTTTATTATCAGAGGAACAGTAATGGTAAAGACAGACGTAGAATCACGTTTAACTACGCATGAAGAAGTATGTGCGTTACGTTATGAGCAAATAAACGCAAGACTCAAACGCCTAGAACAAATCTTATTAGGCACAGCAGGTTTCGTTATTGTATATCTATTAACTAATGGAATGAAATAATGCAAGCATTAAGAAACTTAGTAGCATTACTTGTAGGTATGTCCATAGGTATGTTATTAGCAATTTCTATGGATGCTAAAGCAGCAGATACAACTACTATCAATTACAAAGGTCAACCACCACCTAGTGCCATTAGCCCTTCTATAAGTGCTTTTAGCCAAGACGTTTGTATTGTTCCTGTTACTGGTTCTGTATCTAGTACATTGTTTGGCGTAAGTGGTGGCTCTGGCTATAAAGACGTTAATTGTGAACGTATTAAACTAGCTAAAACTCTTAATGATTTAGGTCTTAAAGTAGCTGCAGTATCTATACTTTGTCAAGATGATAGAGTATTTGAAGCCATGATACAAAGTGGTTCACCATGCCCTATAAATGGTTCTATAGGTGATGCTGCTAAACGTGGTTGGTATGAACGTAATCCTTCTATATTCAAGAAACTATATGGCGATACATACACGATACCGCTTGTTCCTGACGAGCCTATTACTACTACTAACACTAAAGGGAAATAATGCCTATGCTTGGTACTGCACTTATACACCAACTCAAGAAGGTTATATGTCAAATCTTTACTGTAATGGTATTGAAAACGAAGTGGCTATTAGAGATTATTGGTGCGTTTCTTACAGACCAGATGATCCCATTTGTGATCCGTATAGGCAACCAGTTTGTGTTAATGCTACCGAAAATCAAAGTTCTGCTTGTCCATTACCTCACTATAGTGGTGTCGTTAATCAAGCGAGGACTTATTCTTGCACGTCAAATTCTTGGAGTCCTTGGTACGAAACTAGCAACAATTGCACTCAAGACCCTCCAACGTGTCAAACAAGTACTGAAACGAGAACACTAGCCTGTCAACCAGACTACGTAGGTTCTATTACAGAAACAAGAATATCATCTTGTTCTGATCCTTATGGCAGTCCTATATGGGGTGCATGGGTAGAAACAACTAATACTTGCGTTAAGAGTGCTACAAACGTCACTAACGTATCTTCACCTGTTAGTCCTAGTAGCCCACTTAATCCTGTAAATAATCCACCTCCTGTTGCACCACCACCTCCTGCACCTATGCCAGAGGCTAGTTTACCACCTCCTGAACCACCTAAAGTAGAGTCAGCTCCACCTAAGGTTGAACAACCAAAACAGGAAGTTAAAAGCGAGCCAAAAGCAAAAGAAGACAGCCCAAAAGAGACACCAAAGGCTGAACAAAAGAGTGAAAGCAAGGAGAGTCCTAAACTTGACGTACCAAAGGGTAAAGAGCTTGTACATGGTTTTGGGATAGTCCTTTCGTTAGAAATACTTAATAAACCTATTATACAACAAATTGAATTAACAGACGCTTTTAAATTTGACCAGGAACTTAATAATGACTTCGGAAAAAACGAAAACTTTAAACTTGAACTTCTCCAGCTCTCAACTCCTCAAGATGCTTTTACTGGTTCTGCCGATATTAGCTGGAAGCGCCTACGCAGGCATAACTTTTTACAACAAGATGGTTTCGGCAATTGAAGCTGTTGACAGTCTAGACTTAGCACCTATAGAGTCTAAATTAAATGGTTTAGAAATACAAGTTAAAGCTATTAATGAAAGACAATATCAACTATCAGAGTCTATTATGAAAGCTAGTGAAAAGTCTTCAGACGCTATTGCTAATTCTCGTGAAACCTCTGCCATGGTAAGTGGTCTTAGAAAAGAATTAGAAGCTACTGTAAACGCTATGGATGATAAGTTAAATACAGTTAAACGTGCATCAATGAACCCACTATCAAAATGACATTCATTACAGAGAACAATATAGCTAATTTATATTCAGCTTTAATAGAGTTCCCTGTGTTTGACGAATATAAGTTACCACCGGCAAGTAAAGTAGATTTTGTAGTAGTGCATGACGATAGTATTTGTGGTGAATATCAACCACCTGAATTAGGTGAACCTCATATTATTACTATTAGCACAGCTAAGTGTGGTCATTTAGATACAGTTATAAAGACATTGTGTCACGAAATTATCCACATGATATGTTATTTAGAGTCACCTAAAACAGAAAAGTATGTAAGTCATAAAGGCTTATTCTTAAAATTACAAAAACGTATAGCCAATAATCTTGGTTATGACCCAAAGGAGTTATAGATGTTAAGTATTTTATCAGGCATATTAGGTTTTGCTACTTCAGGTTTACCTAGTATTTTAGGTTTCTTTCAGCAAAAGGGTGACCAAAAGCATGAAAGAGAAATGGCTAAATTACAAACAGAACGTGAATTAGAATTAGCTAAAGCTGGCTTTATATCTCAAGAAAAGATAGAAGCTATTAAGCTAGATCAAATAGAAGCACAAACATACGCACAAGAACGTGAAGCATTATATGACCATGATAAGAAGTTAGTAGAAAATGCAAGTTCTACAGTTAAAAATTGGAACGCTATGGTTAGACCTGTAGTAGCATTTATATTTGTAGGTGAGTTAGTGCTTATTAATCTTATCTCATTAGGTTGGGCTATGTGGACAGGTGTAGATTTTGTAACAGCTTCAGAAGCAGTATTTGGTTCAGATGAGATGGCTATTACTGCATCTATTATTGGTTTCTATTTCGGTTCTCGTACATGGGAAAAGAAACGTGAAAGTATCTAATAAGGCTATAAAGTTAATTAAACATCATGAAGGTATTCGTAATAAGCCTTATAAGTGTCCTGCTGGTTTATGGACTGTTGGTGTGGGTCATCTCATTGGAGATGGTAAGTCTCTTCCAGCAGAATGGAATAAAACTTTTACACAGGAAGAAATAGATGGAATTCTTAAACACGACCTCAATCGTTTCGAGCTGGGAATACGTAAGATGCTACCTAACGTGCCTCTTAGACAACACGAGTTTGATGCTCTTGTCAGCTTTTGCTTTAATTTGGGTCTTGGATGCTTTCAGCGTTCAACCATCCGTCAAGCGTTGCTTCGTGGAGATAAAGAAGCGGCTATGGATTCGTTAGTTAAGTATTGCAAAGCTGGTGGTAAAATACTAAAAGGCTTACAAAACAGAAGATTAGATGAACGGAAATTGTTTCTTGGTATATAATAAAGTATCTCAACACTAGGAGAGTTACTTGAAGATACTACTTTTAGATATAGAATGCGCACCAAATCTTGCAACTGTATGGGGAATATGGCAACAAAATATTGCTCTTAATCAGCTCCTAGAATCATCATACACATTATGTTATGCAGCTAAATGGTATGGTGAGAAAAAGATTATGTTTGATTCTGTATATAAAACAGACCGTAAAACAATGTTAAAGTCTATCCATAAACTCATGGATGAAGCAGATGCAATCGTTCACTATAATGGCAATAGGTTTGATATACCTATGCTAAATAAAGAGTTCCTAGAGGCTGGTATGCCACCTCCTAGCCCAGCTAAACATATAGACTTATTACAAACATCTCGTAGTAAATTTAGATTTGTTTCTAACAAACTAGACTATATTGCACAGCGTTTAGGTCTTGGTAAAAAGACAGCACATGAAGGTCATGAGCTATGGCTTAAAGTTATGAATAACGATAAGTCAGCA